CGATGCCGTAGTCTGGACGGGCATTCAACTGGCGGGCCATCGCACTGAATCCGCCCGGCGTCTGGAGTAGTGCGTCGTCATTTAAAAGGATCACGTCATCAGCCGGGCCCGTCGTGTAAACCGAAGCTGCATCCGAATACGTCGTCACGTCGATGGGATCACCGGACTCCCGGATGCCGATGTTGGCGTTCCGGGCAAAGACAAAAGGCTTGCTTCCCTGGACTCGCAGTATCGGGTCCATCTCGCACATCCAGCAGCCATCGTCCGTACAGGTGTCAATCCCGCCCATGTCCAGCCCATCATCCACAACGATGATCTTCATCGTGGGCTCATGCTTTCGCACGGCCGCCACACACGGGACCAGATTGGAAGCGTTCTTGGAAAGGATCACGACGGTCATACAGCCTCCGGCAATTTGGCCTTGCCGTAGCCATCGATCAACGACAGCAGTTCAATCGCCTTGTCGATGACGGCGAACAACTCATCGCTGTCTTCGGTGACGATCAGCACAATGCTGTCGTCTGATTCCAGCCCTACGGCAAGGGCTTCGTGGCTATATCGCCAGACCTTGAGAACAAATCCCCCGCACAGTTGCTCGTAGGAGAGTTCGTTCCACGGATATTCCTTTTGGGTGTCCACGAACCCTTTATTCGCCAATCCTGACTTTATTGCGGCGGTAGTTGGCTGCGTCACTTCACTGCCCCCAACACAGCCGTGATCTTCCAGACCGGCTCCCGGTAGTCCCCGTACTCCGCCTCACTCAGCGCCCGCACCGTGAAGCCGCCCTTGATGCCGTAGTGCTTTGCCAGCCGCTGATAGCCGTATGCCGCCACGTCGAAATACTGGAAACTGTTCAGGCACCACAAACTAACGTGGGTAGGATCTTGGGCGAAGCCACTGCCATGGACGGCGGACGGAATCACCAGCGTGGCGATCGCACCTGGCTTCAACACGCGCCAGAGCTCATTCATCGTGAAAATCCGGTCCGGTAAATGCTCAAAAATGTCGCCAGCAAAGACTTCGTCCACACTCGAATCCGGCCACGGCCACGTCTCCGTCAGATCAGCAATCACATCAGCCGGCGGACAGATATCGCAATTGACGAACCCCGGCATGTGCCGGTCGCAGCAACCCAAATTCAGGCGCACTGGACGGGCTCCCAATTTGAGCCGGCGCGCTTGGCGCTGGTGTTGCCGCTGTGGATGGATGCGATCATGCGATGTTCCGCGTTCACGGAATAGAGAAATGGCCGGGCCTTGGCCACAAAGTCGTTATCCTCGCCAACTTGCAGGTCGGGGAACCGATGCGACTCCCACCATGTGCGCCGGTAGCAAAGGGAAGTGCCCAACGCGTAATTCGGAGAGCCCCTGTAGAGCCACCGGGAGCCCTTCTCATCCTGGAAAAGCATCGAATGGTAGCCGGTGACTTGGATTGCGGGCCGATCCCGCAGAATTGCGACCTGTTCAGCCAGGCGGCCCGGGAAGGACCAGTCGTCGTCATCCCAGTGGGCGATGACCGAGCCCCGCGCCAACTCGCAGGCCAGATTCCTCTTTCCGCCGATGGTGTAAGCGTGTTGCAGTTTGATATATCGGATGCGTGGATCGGCCGGCAGTAGCGATTCAGCTACGTTTCCGCCGTCCTCCACGACTAATAGTTCGCTTTGTGGGTACGTCTGGGACAGGTAACACTCCACTGCCCGCCGAATCCACTGTGGGCGGTTCCGGGTCAGGCAGAGGCACGATGCGAAAGGGATCGGCGCCGGCCTTCACCTCCGGCCGCACGACTTTGGTTTCGTAAACCATCTCGCGAGCGAGCCCAGATCGGATCAGGTGCGCGACGACTTTGGGGCGCGGCTCCTGAAACGTCTGACCCTCGGAGACTTTGCCGACAGTCACGTCGAAAAACGATTTGTTTGCGATGAGGATCATGGAGACTCCAAAAAGTGGGGACATAAGCCTTCTGCGCCTATGTCCCCATTCGAAGCGTTCGCAGGTTAGGCCGGGGATTGCGTCAGCGAACCCTGGACAAACGCATCGGGCCGCTTGACCACGAGAGCCAACCGCAACTCAAATCGAATCGTGACCAGGTTATACCTGAAGTTTGTCGAATCTTCCGTCGACAATTCCACGGTCATTCCTTGCCGGTCGCGGATTTCCACGGCACGGGGATCGCCCGAACCGTAGAGGAACGACCCCTTGGTCATCTGGGTGGTCTCCACAGCCGGAGCGCCCCACAGGGTGAGTGGGCCGACTCCACCAGTCGGGCCGTCAAAGATGTAGCGGCCCGTCGAATCCTTGGCGCGGCGGATCTTCCACGCGTCGCCGGGATGCAAAACATAGAACGGATTCGACTGAATTTCATCGTCTTCGGCGACCTGCTGGCGGGCGCCGGCCAGGATGTCGGCGTACTCGTAGCCGTCTGACGGCGTGAGCAGCGTCGGGTCCCAGGCCTGCGCCTGCGGGACGAGCCCATGCAGATTGGGCGAAACGCCGGAACCGTAGAGCAACTGCTGGTCCACCGCCTGGTTGACGCTGGCCATGCCCTCGGTGCGCAGGAAGCCTTCCAGTTCCGGGAAATCATCCAGGATCTGTTTCGAGGCCAGCATCAGGACGGCGATGGTCACGACCGGCTCTTTGTCGGTGGTGAACGTCGGCTCGGCCAGCGGCTTGAGGCCGGTGTACTCAGCCACCGGCGACGCCAACGCGGGCCGGGTGAGTTCGGCTACCCAGTAGATCTCGCCCAAGGAAGTCGGACGGCTGGGCAGCACGTCGCGCATGACCAATTCCGGGCGCGGCTTCCATACGATTCCGGCATCCCGCTCACCCGGCATGATGCCGTAAGTCGGATACCCGAAGCTGGCGGAGCTGATCGCCTTGCGCGACAGTTCGTTCGATGACTTCGGGGAAAGGTCGAACCGGGCCCGGCCGCCCTTGCGCTGAAGCAGGGCCTCCAGTTCCTTGTTGCTCTTCAACTCATCCGACAGGGCCGGGCCGTCGCTGGCGGCCTTCGTGTTGGCCTCGGTAATCCGCTTGTCCAGATCCTGGATCTGCGTTTGCAGGGTACCGATTGCGTCTTTGGTTTCGGTGAGAACGGCGCCGAACGTCTTCTGTTCGTCCGTCGCCTTGCCGATGAAAGTCTTCAGTTCTGTCTGAAGGCTGTTCAGGATTTCAACAGTCATGAATTCGCTCCTCTGAGAAGGTCTAAGAACGTGGCGGCGGCAGAGTGGACCTCATCCGGCTCTTGCGTCTGTGTCGCGGCTCCCTGCCCTTCTTTCCCGGCTGCCTCGGCAGTGGTACTTCCTCCGCTTGCGGCGGCGGCTTGGAGTGCGGAAACTTGAGATTCGAGGCGAGCGATTCGCTCAGCCTCCGCGCTCTTCGTGCGCGTCACTTGCGCCATCGGGAGAGCGGGGAAAGTCACGACGCTGACTTCCCAGAGCTTCAACTCGCCAATGTGGCGGACCATCCGGCTCTCGACTTCTTCCCAGGTCGATTTCACCGTCTGGAACCCAATCGAGAGGCCCGTGATGAGCTTTAATTTCATCTTCCGGTGAGCCTTCACCGCATCCGGATCTTCCATGTCGAGTTGGCCCTTGATGCGGATCTTGCCCTGCCACTCGGAGACTTCACCGGAGCCGATGACGACGGTCTGCTGGTGCTGCCAGAGGATTCGGACGGTAGGGTTTTCGGAGATGGTCTTCGTGAATGCGCCCTTGTCGATCACGTCCCCGTCAAGGTCTTCGATGCCGTAGGCGCTGGCGATGCCCTCGAACGTGCCGTTATCGGCAACAGACTTCAGTTCGCAGACCAATTCGAGTTGCTTGTCTTCCATGTGAGTGAGCCTCCGGCTTCATGAACCGTTCGAGCGTTTGAATTTCGGGGTTGAGTCAGGCGGCCGGCGCGGTGTCTACTTTGGCAAGCGTAGCCGCCTCGGAAGTCGTGGGCACGCCGGTACCGGGGACGGTCTGCATGTTGAGCTGGATATGATGCGCCTGGCCGGCGCCATTTGGCAGCGGGTTGCGGTCCTCGAGATCCAGCACGTCATCAATGCAATACACGCCGTTCTGCAGGGCCGTCGAATAGCCAGCCCAGCGAGAGGCAAAGTCGCCGCGCATGAGAGCGTCAACCGAGAACTTTGCATAGCGCCGTGCGCCGCGCCATACGCGGTCAATTCCACCGGCAAGATCCGGTGAGATCATCCGCATCTGGATCTGTTGCTCCCAACGAACGATCCAGGGCATCAGCGTGTGAATCACGAATTCGATGCCCTGGTGCTCGATATTGCTGAACGTCGCGCGGGAGAGATCGGCCACCATGTGCGGCGGCATCCGGTAGAAACGGCAGATGTCCGGGACACCAAGCCCGCTCCACTCCACAAACTGAGCGTCTCTCGGGCTGATGCCAAGCGGCGTGAAGTTGACGTCGCCGGTCAGGATGATGTTTTTCCCGACGTTTTCCGGACCGCTGTACTTGGCTTCCCAGTCGGCTCGGAATTTGTCGGCTTCCGGCACAGTGGCGAACGGCCGCGCCACTTTGATGATGCCCGGAACGCGGGCGCCACTGGCGAAGAACTTGCCGGCGTACTTTTGAGCGGAGAGGCCATTGCCGATGGTGTTCTTCGCGTAATCCACGATGCCCAAGCCAAGATAACCGTCTCCGCTCAGGTTGCCGATGTGGAAGACCTCCGCCAGTGGAATCTCCGTCTTTGTTCCGTTCGGCTGGGGTTCCCAATACTTGATGCCGCGGGGAATCCGCTCGTACTCCACCTCGCCTGGCGCCATCGGCCAGAGAGCTTTCACTTTTCCGTTGGCCCATTCGATCCGCGCCACACTGTTGCCGGCGTTGGACGCCCACAGCATCATGCACTGGCGGCCGGATGTGGATGACGTGTAGCGATTCCATTGGTCGTGCAGGATGCCGTACAGCGGATCGTCAATCTGCTTTGCCTTGCCGCTCTTGGTTTCCTCCATCAGATGGCAGGGGAGAGAAGCAAACGACTCGCTGAGCACCTTGGAACACCCCCAGACGGCGCTCAGCGTCAGCATGGATTGGAGATCCACGTTCTCGCCGCTGGACGAATCCGCGCCGTAGCCAAGGATCGCCGCCATGCGCGTGTAGCCGTCGCGGGCCAGCGACTCACCCCAGGACCGAAATGGATTCCACATCAGAAAGCCCCAAGGATGGCCGGCGCCGGATTGGCTTGCTCCGCGATGGCGGGTTGCAGCGCGTCCACCGTGGCTGAAATTCCGTCAATGCGGGATGTCGAGGTGTGCCGCTCTGGTTTGGTGAAGCACATCAGATCGTTTCTCCATTTAGTCGAAACGCAGCTCGCGTTCCAGCGGAGCACCGGATGGCCGCCGTGAGCGATCGTGCCCGCGACGATCATCTCCAGCAGCTTCTTGGAAGGTTCCGACAGCCAGAGCCCCTGCTTGATCTGGAGCACCGGCTTGCCGTCGTCGATCATCATTTGCATCATTTCGGCGGCATCATGCGGGTCAAAGCAGAAGTTCTGAACATTGAACATCGACGCGCCCCATTCCAGGCGCTTCCGGATATCGTCGCGGGCGATGGTGGATCCGGGCGAGAGCTCGATAAAGCCGTCGCGCGCCCACTGCATGTAGGGCATACCGTCTTTAATCTGCCGTTGCCGCACCAGGTCCGCCGGCGTCCAGAAAAACGGGAGTACTTCGAAGCCGATCTCATCCGGGAACAGGAACACCACGGCGGATAGATCCGTCGTCAACGAAAGGTCGATCCCGGCCCAGCACTTGCGCTCAATGAAGTGCGCCAGCAGATCATGGGGGATCGGCCGCACCTTGTCGCCGGGTTGCATTTCCAGCAACCCAGCGGCGCGGAACGGCATCCGGCAGGCGTCCCACTGGTTCAGGTCGATGGCCCGGTTCTCCTTCTGATCCCAGATGTTGAGGAAATACCGTTTGAAGCTGGTCAGGTCGCCTTCAGCCACCGCGGACTCGTACTCCCGGCGAATCTTCTCTTTGTCGAGGAAGCCGCCGTTTTCGATCAGCGACGGATTGGCTTTGATCCAGGTCGCCGGGTCGGCGGGATCGTCCGTCGCGGCGGCGCCGTAGATGCGGCCGTAAAATCGGTCGTCCTGGATGATGCCTTCCGAGATCTTCCGAGTCTTTTCATGGAGCTTCCAGGCCAGCGGACTTTCATCCTGGATGCCCGCTGTAGTAATGGCGATGGTGAGGGTCTGCCGGCGCGTGATGCCGCCCTTTGTTAATACATCCCAGTTTTCCAGTTGCTTGCGTGTCTTCCAGCGGTGAACTTCATCAGCCACTGTGCAGAGCGGGTTGACTCCATCCCCGAAATCGCCGTCCGCGGCGACGGCGGCATAAAACGAATCCGGATCCCGGCGCTTCAGAATGCGGTTAGTGCCCCGCATTATGCGGAGCTCGCGTCGCAAGATGAAGTGCTGCTCGACCATCTTGCAGGCCGCCCGGTAGACATTCATCGCCTGGCGCGTGGCCGCGGCGGCGCCGTATACCTGACAACCTGGCGTCGTGGTTATCATCAGAACCAGTAGAGCGATGCCGGCTGCCCATTCGGTTTTCCCGCTTTTCTTGGGGGTTTCTAGGTAGACCTGCTCAATCAGCCGGTTTCCGTCGTCGTCAACCGTTCCAAAGATCTTCGAAAGCGCCTCCTCCTCCCAAGGGCAAAGAAGGAACGGTTGCCCCCACCATTCATCGGCGGAGTGTTTAAGAATTAACTCGAAAAACTTCGCCGCATTCTCTGCTTTTTCCTTGTCAAATGGCACATCAGTTTACAGTTTTACGGGGAGGGCGCGGACCGGCCAAAAGCGTGGCGAGATCGGCGGATCCGGTGCCGGTATTTTCGAGTTCCAGCGTCAGCCGGGTCCGGCTCACTGGCGACAAACCAAACTCGCCGGCGAAGGCGCGAACCTGATTCCAGGCGATCCGGCTGATCGAAACGGCGGGATGCGCCTTGCGCTTCAGCACCACCACCTCCCCCGATTCCTTGTCGACGATGGATTCTTCCACGATCATCCCGTCCCTGGCCAACGCCAGGTCGGCTTCCACAGCGTGCGCGTAACCCATGCAGGCGCCTTCAAGCATCATGGCGTCCGGCCTACGGTCCAGGCTCATGATGGCGAGCTCGAGGGCCCAGAACTTCCAAGCGGCTTTGGCCCGGCCCTTGAGGTGCTTCGGGCAATTCGGCAAGCCGGTGGAGGCCGCGGGCTCGGCAAGCAGGCGCTGCTGGAGCTTTTGCTTGCCGATTTTGCGCGGATCGCCGGCCGCGATCTGGGTGGCGGTCGGTTTTGGCTTGCGGCCCCTCATTTTTTCTCAATTTCGCGGATTTTCATACGCATGGTCAGGGGCGGTCTAGGCCGTCAACTCCCCAGAGATCCGACCCACCCTCCCCCTCAGCCAGGGACCGCGTCCCTGCCTGCCAGCCACCGACCAGCCACAGTGCGTGAACCGTGGCGCGTTCGCCACAGTGCGGAGACTGGGGCTGTCAGCCACCGAGCAGCCAGGGACCGCGTCCGTGGCGCGTTCGCCACAGTCCGCGCACCACCACAAACAGAGCAGCCTACTCGCCCCGCCCGGTTTTTTGCTTGTGATGCGTGTCGCACAAGCCCTGCCAGTTGGCTGTGTTCCAGAACAGGGCCATGTCGCCACGGTGCGGAACGATGTGGTCGACATCGGTCGCCGGCATGGGCCGCCCGTCCGCGACGCACTCGACACAGAGCGGGTTCTCCAGCAGGTACGCTGCCCTAGCGAGCTGCCATCGGTACCCGTAGCCGCGCTCTGCGCTACCGCCGCGGCGTTGATCGTGCTCTCGCCTGCTCTCGACCGCGGCCGGGCACCGGGATCCGCCGGGGTGAGGCACGCGGCATTTGGCGCACCATCGCGCTGGACTTTGCGCCATTACGCTGGGTTGCCGACCTGGTGGGATTCGAACCCACAAGCCCTATCCCGAAGACAGGGGGTTTGCCAGTTGCTCCTACAGGTCGGCATAATCCATCACCGGCAAGGGTAGCAGCCTGGGAAGGGCGGGCTGGCGTAGCCCACGACGATGGCAACCACGGCCAGAATCAACGCAAGCGCCAAGCGTTTCGTCATGCCGCGTCTTCCGCGCTGGAAGGCAACGCCACGCGATTTTCTGGGTCTTCCCTTGCCCGCATACGGAGGAGCGCCTCAAAATCGAGCCTTGCCAGCGCCAGGGACTCGCGTCCGTCATCCCACGCCGCAACGTGGATCTGGTCGTAGTGAATTCCACCGCCGCGCCTCGAGCGCCGGGCGATGACGGTGCGCTGGTCCTCCGCGACGGGGAGCCGGTTGCCGGCGCCGCCCCGCATTGCCGCGTGCAAGCTGGCAACGCAGATGCCCGGCTTGATCGTTGCGTGCGTCACGACACCGCGCCTGCCGTAAAGATCGACCAGGCCCGCCTCGTGGAACGCAGTGAGGGCGCTGTCTGAGACGGTCAGAATGGTTTTGCCGAGACGATCCCGGACGGGAGTTTTTGCGGACGGGGGGAGAGACACGAGAAGGCGCGGAGAGGCTGCGAAATATGGGGCTGCACGATTCGCTCTTGCGAGCCAGGAAGGCTTAAATCCTGAGCCATGCGCAGGCCAGTACGGGGAGTACCACGGCGGGTAGCCGCTGGGCCAAGCATATGCCAAACATGAAGACTTTGCAATCATTTGGCGGGGGTGGGAGCTGGCTCTGGATCGATCAGCAGGTGGATTTTCGTCGAATTGGCGTAGCAGGCGGGGCAGCGCAGGGCCTTGAGTTGCGCGCCGTAGACGGCCGCCGGCACGTTCACGAGCAGCTCTTCGGACCAGCGAGTGCCGCAGGCCTGACAGTGTAGCCGGTGGGGCTCCAGGCGCTTCGGGGTGGGGGCGATCATCCGGCGTCCGCCTTGGGGGTGTGGCCGACGACTTCCGCGCTGAACACGTCGTGGAACCAACCCCAGCTTCTGATTTCACTCCGGGGTCCGCCGTTGCGGAACTTGAATTTGGCGAATGCGAGGAAGGCCGCGATGTGATTGTCGGTGTCGCCGCCGGCCGCATCCAGGATCTGCCCGCAGATTTTCGGATCGGGGCGGCCAAGGGGCCGGTGCTCGGGTGGGATGGCGGAATCGGGATACATGCAACTCACGAGGATTTGCTCGATGGCGTACAGCGCCTCGCGCCGGTGGTGGCCGTTCGTGGTCCCGTTCGCGGTGGTTCGTGTTCGCAGTTTTCTGCGTTCCAGCGGCGGCGCCCCCGGAGGGAATCCACCATCGCCCACTACTACCGAACCTTTTTTCGCCGCCGCTGAAACGGACTGCGGAGTGAGCGAAGCGAACGTAGCAGTATCCGGAGGGCAAGGGGCAAGGGGCTGACGATTTCTGTCCGGACTCTGTCCGGATTCTGTCTGGACATTGTCTGGACTATGTCTGGACAAAATGTCGCTAAGTCCTTTCCTTTTAAGTAGTTTTTGTACCGTGTCGTCCGCGTGTTGCATCCAATCGTGCACGATCAGGTGCGCGCCGCGCACATAGGGTGTCACGGGATGGTCGCCGATGTGCGTTTTGGGCACCAAATTCCAGTGCTCGTCGTACTCATCCAGCCAGCCCGAAAGCACCAGCGAGGACACTAATCTGTCGGCGCTGGCGAGCCGCCTTTTCCGTCGTTGATGTTGCCCCCACGCACAAGCGATCGCGATCATCTCATTGGATGCCGGACTGAAGTCGCCATCTGGATATTGCTTGGCTGCGTAGTGCCAAAGCCGTTCCATGATTCCGTTCGCTGAGTACAGTTCGATATTGAGGTGATCGCACAAGTCGAACATCTTCCTGTGGTCTGGTGCTCTGCGTTTCATCTCTGCTCACCCCCAAGGCTGCGCAGTTCGTTTGCAACGAGAAGCTCTATGTGGCGGGCGTGCACCCGTAGTCCTTCAGCCTCTTTGTCGAAGTCGCCACACTCGGCAACTTCAGCGGCCTCTCGAATAATGGAAGCCGCGTCTATCAACTCAGCTAGGAGTCGATTCACGCGGGCATCAGCGGCCACCGGTTCAGGTCGCGACGATCCGTTCGTAGGTGCTGCCATCTCAACTCCCTCCAAAACCAAAGGCCGGCTTCCTCGACGCGACCGGCGGCGCGTATAGACCCGCCGGCGGATTGCCCGCCAGCGGTACGAGATCAATCCCGCGGATCGGCGTCACCGGCGCGCTGGCGAGGAACCTCTGACGTGTCCTCGATCCCATCGGCCCGGGAGTCGGCCACAATGGCAGCCACCCGGCCAAGCACGGTATCGGTCTGCATCTCGCTCAGCGGTTCGAGCACGCGCATGATGCGTTTCACCTGCGCCGCCTCGAACTTGCGGGCAGCCTCCATTTCGGCCAGTGCGTTGCCGTAGCGGCCTTCGGATTTCGGCATGATTTAGATTCCTTCATTAGAGAGTTTCGGTCGATTCAGACACACCAATGACCCGGCCTATGCGAAGCCGGGTCGAGCCTTTCGAGTTGTAGGGAGTCAGGATCACGGCCGCCGCGCCCTCCGTTCGAGCATCCAGGCCAGCAACCCCACGGCAAGGATGAATCCGATGATGGTGAGGAGTTCACGCATGGG